TAATCAACAATAGTTCCGTTTTCATCGGTAACTTCGTTAACCTCTAATCCCATTTCTTTAGCATGTTCCCAAGACCACTTCATCTCAGTAATAATAAAGACTGGGAGAATGCCCAATTTCTGAGCACTCACCGCAGCTTCTATTAGGGCAGTTGTTTTGCCCGTATCACTGTGTCCTCTTAAAAGAGTGATGTGACCGGTAGGTATACCGGGTAGGGAAGTAATGTCTTGAAAAGCTTTAGATAGTGGTATCCAGCCCTGTTCTTTAAATTTAACAGAAGCGTTAGAAAAACCTTTTTTCTTCTTAAAATTGCTTAAATTGAACGACTTACGTACTGCAGCGGTCGCTCTTTGTTGTACTTCTTTCTTCTTTGCCATTACTCATTAAATAAATCATCAAACTTACTAACTGTATCTTTGTTGCCAGCAGTAGCTGTTTCCAAAGTAAAGTCAGTCTTTTGAGGACTTCCTGAGCTTTCTGGCGTACTTGATTCCGAACCTGCTGCTGGAGCATTCTCCTCAGCTGATCCTGGGTTCAAATAATTCTGAAGTTGTTTCTTAATAAAATCATAATCGTATTGAGAATGAACCTCTACCGGATTAGGTTGTTCTTTTAACCAAGTATCTACTAAATCATTATTATCTGATAAAGGAGATTGCTTAGGTTTAATTCTAACCGAAGTAGTAGGATAAGGGTTACCTTGTTGTTGTTCAACAATCATATCCCAACCGTTTATAACATCAGTAAAATCACCTACATCTTCATCCTCAGCTAATGCTAATAATGCTTTGTAGATAGTAATACCGAATCCCCATAACCTTACTCCTTTATCTTCTTCACCTCTAACTATTACAGGTGCAAAGATTCTAGTTTTCGGGTTAAGCTTCCCTGCTAATGACCAATTATCCTTATCAGAAGTCTTTTTAAGTTCCTTTACAAACTCTTCTATAGGGTCTTGCTTACCGAAATTCGATAAAGCTACCATTGGGTACTTCCCTATACCGTAATGAAACTTCAACTCTTTAAAAGGAAAAGTAGGGTCAAACGCTGATGGAACAATTCTAACTGTCTGTTTACCTAATTCAGGTCTCCAGAAAATTTTGGTATAATCAGTTTTTTCTTGCTGATTATTACCGTTGTTTAAGGCATCTAATTTTGCCTTGATCGCATTTAAATCCATATATAACTAATTTTAAAATATAACGTTTAATATAATATAGGTAATAAAAATCTATTATCCAACTATATCTCTAAAATTTTATATAATTTTGTATTTATTCTTTTGAGATCAGGACCTTTTGTAAGTAGTATGCAATTTCGGTAATCAGTCCAGTTTATTTTATAGGTAGTATCTAAAACTCCTCCATTTAATTGCTTAATTAATGTATTTAAAGCGTTGATAGTATATAGAGTATTAGATTCTTTCTTTCTATGAACTAGAATAGTATTATCTAAAAATGCGCCTACATTACCAAAATCTACATTATAAGTACAGATATACTCGTCTTGACTTTTAGAGTAAAGAACGAATATCTTATTATAGATAATCTTATAACGTTCTTGAATTTGGTTAAGTACGCTCTCAAGCGAATCTTCTGTAGCAAAAGTACAGAACAGTTTATTACTCATATCTTCGTTTAAATAAAGAGGTTCTAAATCGTAATCGAACCTGGAGGCTACAACATTTGCCATTTCATATAAATATTAAACTGTTTTACAAAACTAAATTATTGGAATATTTAAACTTTATTGGGTATTTTTTACCTTCTTCAAGTATTTTTTTAATATCCTCTAAAGTTTCCTTTCCATCTTGTTTACTAAAATCAAATGTAATAGAATCATACGTGTATAAAACTATTTTTGATTTTTTATCTTTTAAGTACCTTAGTACTTCTTTTAAGATAAGTATATTTCTTGAAGTTTCCAACGATTGCATCATATAATTCATTAATTTAGAAGGATGCATGTCTTTTAACTTTTTTGTAAAAGGTTTTGATGATTGTGGATTCCATACTACTCCATTATCATTAAACATATTCCACATTGCGTCAATATACTCTTGTATTTCTTTAAATATTTCTAAATCTTTATGATCTTCTGGTATTTTTCCGTAAATTGCTTGAAAATTTATCTGTTTTGCTTTATTATACTCTTCATCAGTAATATCCTCTTTATTAAAGTATAACTTAGCTAGTTGCTTATGAGCGGATTCTTCACTAAGTGGATAATCTATTTGATTACAAAGTAGCCTTAAATGGTAACCATCGAAGTCAAATTCTACAAAATAGTCGTTCAACGGTTTAAAAGCTTTTCTATGCTTATCAGAATGAGGAATAGCAGCATAATTAACACTATTAAACGAGTTAGTAGGTCGAGATGTAATATTATATAAATTATAATAAGTTAAAACTGTATTATTAACAGTATTATATAAAGGATTACGAGGTTTAAATAATTCATTATATGCTTCATAGTAAACTCCTAGTCCAGTCTGCTCTATTAAGTAAAATACATTAATAGCAGTAGTATTATAAAAATCGAATCCTGATGGTATTTTATATTTAATAACATTTTTTATTTGATCATATAATTTTTCACAAGATTCATATAACTTACTTATAGGAATTAGTTTATTTACATCTTTAAAATCTCTATGTTTATGATAAAAATAATTAATAGTAGAATTTTCTTTAGAGTATTCTAATCTATCAAACTTAACCATAGAGTAAAGTAAAGATAAATCAATAGATTCCTGTATATTAAAGTGGTAAAGCAATTCTTTCTTATCTACAGTATAAAGAGTACTAAAACTTTGTAAAAGTTCGTAGACACGTTCTTTTTTTACATTTAAACCTTCTTCATGATCGATAGGAATAATAAAGCCATACTTACTATCTATAGGTCTTACGTAAACTGCTAATGTATTTGCTAACTTAGGATGATAATTGTCATTAGATGAAATAACGTGTATAAATGCACCTAATCTACCTAAGTTTTGTAATCTTTCTAATTGATGATCAGTTTCTGAAATATAAAACACTCTATAACCTTTTTTATAATATAAGTAATTAATCTTAAATTACCAACTAATACCCAGAAGATCCTCCACCGCCGCTACTACCTGCGGTAAATCCAGTTCCTCCGCTAATATTAACTGAAGGTGTAAACTCTTGAGAACCAGTATCTATTTGAGTAGTAGTTTCCATTTTAGTAGGATCTATTTTTACTAACGAATCGTGAGGCAATCTAGTATGTTTAGCACCAACCATAGCTCCTTTAGTAGGATGTACATGATATTTACCAACATACTCTTTAGTAGTACCTTTAATATAGTATTCTCCTCCTTCAGTAAATAAATTCTCTTGTACTCTATCGGCCTTATCTGTTACAGGATCAAATTTAGGATTAGATATTTCCTCTTTAGTTAATTCTACGTCTTCTTCTTTTATATACTGGTAATAATTACTAAAGTAGTTATTTGGAAAATCTATTTTAGTTTGATTCATAACTGTTTCTTTATTTCTTGCTGAGGATCCGAAATAAACATAAGGCCCTTTATTAATATTTTCAATAGGATTAGTTAATAACCACTCTAGTTCTAAACTTATAATATAATTAAATTTTTTATGATAATCAAATTTTTCTTTTTTTACTTCAATAATTTTTTTAGATCTTTTATCTTGTAAAAAATACCTTGTAAAGAAACCGTTACTATAATCACCTGCAGTTGGTTGAATATAATCAGGTTTAAAAGGAGAATTAGGAATTACTGTGACAAACTCATCATCATCTTTAGTTAATCTAACAGCAGATTTAGAAGGTTTTTTACCAGCAAAAGTATTACCAGCTAAATCTTTAAAATACCAACCTACATAACTAGATCCGTCGCTTTTAGCTAGCTCTCCTCCTCGGGTATATTTTGCTTTCGTATATTTACTTAAAGGTATATACATATCTTATACTGTTACAGTTTTATATGGTAACGTTTCAGGATCAATATTAGTTCCATTAGGATCAGTTACTCTAAAATGAACGTGGTTAACCATTTTTCCTCCGTACCCAACAAA